GCAGGAGGCCGCCGCAGCGGCCGCAGAGCTGTTGCCCGAGCAGAAACGTGCCCGCGGCGGCGCCGGCCGAGGGCAGGGGCGAAACCCCCTATCGCACGCAGAGCCGACGGTCTGCGTGGCGGTGAAAGTCACGGCAAGCCAGCGCGCCAAGCTGGCGGCCCTTGGTGGTGCTGCGTGGGTCCGTCAGCAGATTGACGCTGCCGGCGAGCACTGACGCGCGGTGCACATGCCCGCGCGGGAGACGCCGTAAGCTCTCGGGCATGGGCGCATCCATTCCTCCGGCCAGAAGGGCTGAAATCCTGCAGGAAATCTTCGACCGCATCGCCAGCGGAGAGTCGATGATTTCGATTTGTCGCGACTCGCATTTGCCGAATCGCATCACGGTCCTGGAGTGGATCAGCGCCGACCCGGAATTGGCTACCAGGTGCGCGAGGGCCAGGGAGCTACAGGCCGAAGCGCTCGAGGAAGGCATGGCCGACGTTGAGCGTGACGTCTTGGCCGGCACGGTCGACGCCAAGGCCGCGAACGTCGTGCTGTCCTCGCGCAGGTGGCGCGCGGAGAAGCTGGGGCCGCGCAAGTTCGGGGTTCGCCAGGCCGTCGAGCTGACCGGGGCTGATGGAGGCCCGGTTCAGATCAGCGACGCGGATCGCGCAGCGCGCGTCGCGGGGCTGCTGGCGCTGGCAGCAGCGCGCCGCGATTCCGATGTCGACGACATCCTCTGACCTCGAGCGCGTTCGGGAACTGCTGCCGTACCTGACGCACCGAGAGCGGGCGGACCTGGACCGGCTGCTTGCCTCTGCGCCGCGCTGGTTGCCGCTGCCGGGGCCGCAAGCGCAAGCATTCAGCACACCCGCGGACATCACCGGATTCGGTGGCGCAGCGGGCGGCGGCAAGTCCGCGCTGGGCGTCGGCCTGGCGCTGACGCAGCACCGCAAATCCATCATCTTCCGGCAGAACGGCACCGAGCTGACAGGGGTAATCGACGAAATCACGCGTGTCGTCGGCTCGCGGGACGGGTTCAACGGGTCTGACCGCATCTGGCGCGTTGACGGCCGGCAGATCGAGCTGGGCAGCTTCCCCAATCCTGGCGACGAGACCAAGTATCAGGGCCGCGACCACGACCTGATAGTGTACGACGAGGCCAGCAACATGCGGGAAAGCGCTGTGCGCTTCCTGATGGGCTGGCTACGCACGACACGACCGGGGCAGCGCTGCCGGGTGCTTCTCACCTTCAACCCGCCGACGACGACCGAGGGCCGGTGGGTGACGGCTTTCTTCGCGCCGTGGCTCGACCGCAAACACCCGCGGCCTGCGAAGCCGGGCGAGCTGCGGTGGTACGCGATGGTCGACGGGAAGGAGGTTGAGGTTGCGGACGGCGCGCCTTTCCGGCACGGCGAGGACGTGGTAAAGCCGATTTCCCGCACGTTCATCCCGTCGCGAGTGCGCGATAACCCGTACCTGATGGGGACCGGCTACATGGCCACACTGCAGGCCCTGCCGGAGCCTCTGCGCTCGCAAATGCTGCACGGCGACTTCACCGCAGGCACCGAGGACGACATCTGGCAGGTGTGCCCGACGGCCTGGGTCGAAGCGGCTCAGGCCAGGTGGCAGCGCCCCGACCGCCTCGCGCCTATGGATTCGATCGGCGTCGATGTGGCCCGCGGCGGCCGGGACGAAACGCTCATCGCCCGGCGGCACGGTATGTGGTTTGACACCCCGCTGGCGTACCCCGGCAAGTCGACGCCGGATGGCCCAACGGTCGCGGGGCTTACGATCGCTGCCAAGCGCGATGATGCTGTCATACACATCGACGTAATCGGTGTGGGCGCTGCGCCCTACGACTTCCTGCGTGATGCCGGGCAGCAGGTGGTCGGCGTCAATGTCTCGGAGGCGGCGATGGCGCCCGATCGCTCCGGCCGGCTGCGGTTCAAAAACCTGCGCAGCGAACTGGTGTGGCGCATGCGCGAGGCGCTGGACCCAGCGACGAACAGCGGCATAGCCCTCCCCCCGGACCCACGCCTGCTGGCCGACCTGACGGCCTACACGTGGTCGCTGTCGGGCGCGACCATCTACGTTGCTAGTCGCGAGGAAATCGTCGCACGCATCGGTCGCTCGCCGGACTACGGCAGCGCTTACGTGCTGGCCCTCATCGACACCCCGAAGCGCAGCGTGCTCGAGGCCCTGGGGCCGCGCCGCCGGGCGGCTTACGACCCCTACGCCAACCTGCGCTAGCGCGCTGTGGGGCGTTTTCCTGCCGCTGGACAAGCGAAGGGCTGCGCCGCGGGCTGAAAACTTGCTGCAGGCCCTTCCTGCAAGCCGCAGGGGGCGGTGCACGTACCGCGCGCGCTGGCTTCTACGCTCCGCGCCATGGAACCCGTCGTCCGCCCGATCACCGCCGCCGAAGCCTTCGACTCGCCGGCTTTCGTCGCGCTGTGCGATGAGTACCGGGGCGAGGCGCTGCGCAACCCGCACCTTCGCGGCGCAGCGCCGGACCGCAAGACCTACGAGGCGCTTATCTCCGCCGGGCTGTTGTACCCCCTGGGCGTCTTCGTCGGTGGGGCACTGGTTGGGCTCTGCGCCGTGCTGGTAACGCCGGTCCCGCACTATGCGCGTCGCCTGATCGCCTCGACCGAAACGCTGTTCGTGGCGCAAGCGCACCGCGCCAGCGGCGCCGGGCTGAAGCTGCTGCGCGCTGCGGAACAGGTAGCGCGGGACAACGGCGTCGACGGGCTGTACGTCACCGCGCCAAGCGGCGGCCGGCTGGAGCGCATCCTGCCGCATGCCGGCTACGCCGAGACAAACCGAGTCTTCTTCCGGGAGTTGGCCGAATGAACATCGTCGTTGCAGAAAACCACGTCCCTGCGATGCGGGACGAGGATATTGCCAAGGTGCGCGAACTCGAGGCGCGCCTGCTGGCCATGCCGCAGGTGCCGATCGGCACGGAACACGCCCTGCACGGCGGCCTGTACGCGCGAACGATCACCATCCCCGCGGGCGTGGTGCTGACAGGCGTGTTGGTCCGGGTGCCGACCTTGCTGATTTTCGACGGGCACGCGACCGTGAATCTCGGCGGCGAGGCGGTCGAACTGATCGGCCATCACGTGCTGGCGGCAAGCGCGCACCGCCGGCAGGCTTTCCTGGCGCATGCCGATACCCAGCTCACCATGGTCTTCGCGACGAAGGCGCAGACGGTGATGGAGGCGGAAGACGAATTCACTGCCGAGGCCGACCTGCTGCTGTCGCGGCGCCCCGGCGCCTTGAACCGAATCACCATCACCGGAGAATAAGCCCGTGTCTGGAGTCGTAACCGCAGTCGCCGCCGTTGCTACGGTGGCCAGCACCGTCATGAGCAGCAACGCCGCGAAGAAGCAGGAGAAGGCGCAAGAGAAGGCGGCCAGGCGGGCAGCGTTTCAGGCCGAGGAGAGCGCCCGGCGCCAGGAGAAGGCCACCGAGGACGCCAACAAACGGGCCGACGAAGCCGCCAACCGGACGAGCGCGAGGCGCGCGGACAGCAGCGCAGCGGGTGACGCCGCGGCGCAAGCCGGCCGGGGCGGGGTGTCCGGCACCATGCTGACGGGGCCGCAGGGCGTGTCGCCCGACGCGCTGCAGCTCGGTCGCACGACGCTGCTGGGTATGTGATGTTTCCCACCCCCGACAATCCCCGCCGGCTGCTGCGCGAGCGCTGGACCGCGCTGACGAGCGAGCGCTCGAGCTGGCTGGATCACTGGCGGGAGATTTCCGACTACCTGCTGCCGCGGTCGGGCCGCTTCCTGATCACCGATCGGAACCGCGGCGAGAAGCGGCACCGTGCGATCTACGACTCAACCGGCACCCGCGCGCTGCGCGTGCTCGCCGCCGGCATGATGGCCGGGATGACATCCCCGGCGAGGCCGTGGTTTCGGCTGACGACATCCGACCCGGAGCTTGACGAGTCCGCGGCCGTCAAGGCGTGGCTGGCCGATGTCACGCGCATCATGCAGATGGTCTTTGCAAAATCCAACACGTACCGCGCGCTCCATGCGATGTACGAAGAGCTTGGCGCATTCGGCACGGCCAGCAGCATCGTGCTCGCGGATTTCGACACGGTCATCCATCACCACGTGCTGACCGCCGGCGAATACGCAATCGCCACGGACGCCAGGGGCCGCACGGACACGGTGTACCGCGAATTCCAGCAGACGGTCGGCCAGCTCGTGCGCGAGTTCGGCGCGGAGAAGTGCAGCCACACCGTGCGCAACCTCTACGACCGCGGCGCACTGGACCAGTGGGTGACGGTCGTGCACGCGATCGAGCCCCGCCGGGACCGCGACCCGTCCAAACGCGACCGGCAGAACATGGTCTGGCGATCGACCTACTTCGAGGCCGCCGGCAACGACGGCGCCTTGCTGCGCGACTCGGGCTTCCGGGACATGCCGGCGCTCTGTCCGCGCTGGGCCGTGGCCGGCGGCGACATCTACGGCAACTCGCCGGGAATGGAAGTGCTCGGTGACCTGAAGCAGCTCCAGCACCAGCAGCTTCGCAAGGCGGAGTGCATCGACTCGCAGACGAAGCCCGCGCTGCAGGTGCCTGCGACAATGAAGGCGCGCGACATCGACGTGCTGCCCGGCGGGATTTCGTTTGTGGACCTCGCCGGCGCGTCCGGCGGCATCAAACCCGCGTTCCAGAGCACGCTCGACCTCTCGCACCTGCTGGTCGATATTCAGGACGTGCGCGAGCGCATCAAGGCCGGCTTCTACGCCGACCTGTTCCTGATGCTGGCCAACGGCGCGAATACGCAGATGACTGCGACGGAAGTCGCAGAGCGGCACGAGGAAAAGCTGCTGATGCTCGGGCCGGTGCTCGAGCGCATGCACAACGAAATCCTCGACCCGCTGATCGAACTCGCGTTTTCCCACATGGTCGCCGCAAACCTCGTGCCGCCGCCGCCGGAAGAATTGCAGGGCATGGAAATGAACGTCGAATTCTTCGGGATGCTGGCCCAGGCGCAAAGGGCGATTGCAACGAACTCCGTCGATCGCTTCGTCGGCAACGTCGGCGCCGTCGCGGCCATGAAGCCGGAAGTGCTCGACAAGCTCGACGCCGACCGCTGGGCGGACGCCTACGCGGACATGTTGGGCATCGACCCGGAAATGGTCGTGCCGGGCGACAAGGTGGCGCTCATTCGGCAGCAGCGGGCAGAGGCGCAACAGGCGCAACAGCAGGCGGCAATGCTCCAGCAAGGCGCCGACGCGGCGCAGAAGCTGGGAAGCGTGGATACGACCAAACCGAATGCGCTGACGGACATTACGCGCGCATTCAGCGGCTATACCTGACGGGGCTAACAAACATGGGCGACATAATCGTTGACGGCAGTATCGAATGGCTGAAGGACAGGGACACGGGCGAAGTTGTCGGGTACAAAGACGCGCGCGGGGCAGAGCGGTTCCCGTTCGTGCAAACGTTGTACCAATCCGGCGGCCCTTGGTGGATTCCCGGTGGCGACGGCGGTTCCAACGGCCTGAGCTTTACCGGTACTCGTGGGGTTTTCACGCTGAGCGCCGAAGCGCCGATGGCCTCCGCATTCAATGTTCTGGCTTCTGGATGCTATGTCTATCTGCCGGCTGGTGCCGGTGGGTTGGCTACGGGCGGTTGGTATTGGTGCGTGATGACCGATGGAACAAACGGGGAGGTGTTTGCCGATGTCTACTCTGGCACAGGGGAACCGGCTTTCGTCGCATCTCCGACTGCGCTTCCAAACCTATCTGCTGGTCGGATCACACAGGTAACGTCCGAAATCTTCGGGCCTTCATTCACGATGCCAGGCGGCAGCATGGGGCCGAACGGGGTTTCAACGTATACGGTGAAATGGTTTACGTCCAGCACGGCCGGTAGCAAAGCGGTTCGATTGCGTGCCGGAGGCTCTGTAAACTGGTGGGCCGCTGCGATGACAAACACCTTCAATGCTCAGTTGATACGAGCGACTCGCGGCAACTTGGGGACTCCTGGCCGGCAAATTGGCAACCGTGTTGCTACGGCGCATGGATGGGACTGTGGCCCGACTGCTACGACCTACTCGGCCGACGTGACTACGGTTGACACTTCCATTGACGTGACGATGACGGTTTCAGCGCAAATCCCCGCAAACACTGATTCAATCATCATTATCCCGTTGCAATTCATCGTACAGTACGGAGGCTAACCATGCCGATTATCAAATTCCCGAATACGGCTGCTGGCAAAGCACAAGCAGAAGCAGTCCCTCAACCGAGGCACATCATGGAGGGGGCGCGCATCACGGTATTTACCGGAGCAGATATTCCTCCAGCAGAAGCGGTAGCCGACCCGGCGTCAATCGTCCTGACGACTCGGCAACTGATCCAAGGTGCTGATGCGATTGCGCGAGCGCACGCGCTGGCCATCGAGGGGTACATTCGCGGAATCGTCGGAGTCGACGCAAAAGACCCGGCAGACCAGATCCCTGCGACCGGCAATTACTCGCAGATCAAATACTGGAAGTGGCACAACGCGACGATTCGCCGGGGCGATGCGCAAGTCAATGCTTTGCGCGTTGCGATGGGAATCACCCCGGCGGTAATGGATCAAATCTTCATCGCAGGCAGCGGCATGGACCCCTGAGCGGTGCACGTACCGCCAGCCGCCTCGCATAGCCTGCGCGCATGCGCCGATACGACCCGACCGACGTCCACAGCTTGGCCCGCGCGAAGGCCGACATCGACCTGCGCGACAAGCTGCAGCGCGAGACGGAAGAAGCCGACTTCACGTGGCTGATGCACACCCGCCGCGGCCGGCGGATTGTCGACGGGATCATCCGGCGCTCGAGGGCCGGGGACTGCTGCTTCAGCACGAACGCGCTGACGATGGCCTTCTCGAGCGGGATGCAGGTTGAAGGGGAATACCTCGAGCGCATGGCCAAACGGCTGTGCCCCGATAGCTATTTGCTGATGCTGAAGGAACGAAACGATGAGCAACGAAACGATGCTTGCGGCTGACAACACCAACGACGCGCTCGCATCCGCAACAGACGCTGAGCTGCCCGCTACTGCTGCGGGGGATGCCGGCAACCCGCCGCCCGCGGACACTGCGCAGACCAAGCCGGCCGGCGCGCCGGAAAGCTACGAGTTCCAAGCCCCTGAGGGCGTGCAGTTCGACGACGCGGTCATCGGCGCATTCGCCGAAGTCGCGAAGGAACTGGACTTGCCGCAGGATCGGGCACAGATCGTGCTCGACCGCATGGCGCCGCTGCTGCAGTCCCGGCAAGTTGAGCGGATCGAAGCGGCCCGCGCTGAGTGGAAAGCCTCGTCAGAGGCCGACAAGGAATTCGGCGGCGAGCAACTGGCCGAAAACCTGGGCACAGCGAAGAAAGCGCTCGACGCCTTCGCCACGCCGGAACTGCGCGGCTTGCTGAACGAGTCCGGCCTGGGCAACCACCCGGAAGTCATCCGGCTGTTTTACCGGGTGGGCAAGGCCACCAGCGAGGACAGCAAGGTCGTCACCGGCCAGGGCGGACAGGACAACCGCAACGACGCACGCCGGCTGTACGCGGCATCCAACATGAACCCGTAAGGAGTAGCACCTATGGCAACCCTGACCAGCACCAACCCGACCCTTGCCAACATCGCCGCCCGCC